GGTCTTCAAGTCCCTAAAAGGGAGAACAAGGATATTCCTCTGGACATCCCGAACGCGCAGGATTTCGAACTACCTGAAAATCCTCGGTAGTTGAATAAATCCATCGAACTCATCTCACCATTCGAACTCATCTTTCATGAGGGTGATCTCTTTTTCGCTGAAAATCAGATTAAGTAGCTGATTTATATAGCATGATAGGGTGTTCTCTAATCCCGATCATCCTGTTGACCGAAACACTTAAAATCACACTTAATATATTGATTTAACTACGATATAGGTGTTGACCGACCCCGATCACTTTGAGCTGTAAATTCTGAATTGACTACTAGTAGATACGAAAAAGCCCCACTTGGTTAGTGAGGCTTTAGTCTGCTTTCGGTTTTACCACCCGAGCATAACATAAAACATATAGTTTCTAGGCGCGTTTGTCAAATATATTTCTCCTTATTTTTCATTTTATAAAAATAAATTCTATTTATTCCCCGTCATAATGGAATGAAGTATATCTTCAGCGGCGTTATTAGCCCACCTGACACGTCTTTTTGCAGAATCAATATCAATACCTGTCTTATGAGAAAGACTCTCTAAAATGCTTTGCGAGCTTTTGCGCATCTTGTATCGTTTAATAACTACATCGCGAATTGGATTATCAATCGTGAATACTTCAGTCATGCACTTTTCAACAAATTCGGCATCATCTTTTTCTTTGGCGAGGCGAAGAGCACCGAGAGTTGATTTATTTGGCATGATGACTTCTTTCACTTTCTCTAATAATTCCTTTCCGGTGTAGCCTAATTTCGCATAATTAGTCATCACTAATTTAATTGCGGTAGTGGTTCCGTCATCCCATACTTCCCTTACCATCAGGCGACCAATGATATTAATATTCCCTCTACCCGGTGAATCATCACCTTGATTTTCAGCCCCCCATAACATCAACATATACCGCACCCATGTGCGCTCTGAGGGAGTTATTTTTTTCACCCCTCTGCACCATTTTTGACGAAGTTGTTTTTCAGACCTAAAGCCGGCTAGTTCCGTGTAATCTCCCTTTCTCATCTTACCTCCGGCAATACTGTATGCTCTTTATCGAGACGCGTCGTATACATCAAAATTCCCGCCATTGATTTTCTATGTACCCTAACAACCATCCTTCCGCCCTCCAGTTGGAGAATGCAGCGGTGATGACCCTTTCTTCTTTTCAGATATCTGGCCTCTTCAATTGCAGGCTCTAGTTCGGTAAACACTATGCTGCCTCCATTTGTTTTTTCTTCTGCTGCTTTTCGTAATACCGGGCACGACGAGTGAAGAGCTTTTTCACCCGTTTCAGATACTCGATATTGAATTTGCGTGGCTGGTTGTCGCGCTCCAATTGAGTGACTCGCTCTTCGCCAATTTTCTCAATCAGGTTTATGCGGTACGGGATTAAATTCCCTGATAGGTCACGGTTGCATTGAACACAACCGGCATGAATATTGAATAGATTAAACCTTAGATGTGAGGCCGATCCTCTTGACCTGTAATGGCTTGCATCGACTGCCCCTCCTCTCACGCCGTAATTCAGTGCTCTGCCACAGGCAATACATGGCTGACCGTAATCACGCCAAAATATGTATTTATTAACTGCGGCCTGCGCTTCCTTAGTCCAGTCAGATTTAGACTTTAGCTTTTCCCGTCTGACTTTCAGCTCCTGACGCTCAATAGAACGCTGACGCCGGAGTGCTCTATCCTCCTTGCGTTGGATGTTTCTATTTGATAATTCGATGGTGCATTCGAGAGAACAGACGGTATGAGTGGTACTTCTAGGTGTGAATTCTGATTGGCAAATCTTACAAGTCTTGGGCTTCGGCGTTTTCGCCTTTGCCACCTTATCCCCCTAAAGCCAGTCCCATAATCAGGGTGACTGTTATCCAAAAGAGAGTGAATGTGAGGTATTTCACTGATTCTGCTCCCGCCTAAGTCTCATATACTCTGAATTTTCCGGTATCGTCACAAAGCAATGGATACCTGCCGCCCACTGTTCAACTTGTTCCATGAATCTAAACATCTCGCCAGTGTCCAACTTGGATGTCTGGCGGAGTGTCCTGACGTGCTCAATTTCCTGCGTTCTCGCATCAACCCGATCAACGACCTCATAGCCCAAGAAGGTATGCTTGAGCATGTCTTTGACTTTTTCTGGTGAGTAATTCCCGCCTTGGGCTTTCAGGTAACGGCTAATCTCGCCAAACCACATATGAGCGGTCGCGTTCTGAGATTGGCTTCGGGTGTTTTTCCAAGGCTTGATGATGATGCGGTGAGGTTGGTTTGTTGCGAGAACTTCTTTGAGTTGTTGCCAGGCTAATTCTTTCGTCGATTCATGGAAGAGAAAATTACATTCCATCAGCCCTCTCTCTTATTCCATAAATTAATTGCATTTTTCATGCTTAATTTTGATTCAACAGAAAACAGGCACGACAAACATGTAATTTGGCACTTACATTTGGGCTTGTGATTGTGGTCTATTCTAAGCCTGAATCCATTGCACTTGCTGCAATTTTTAATTTCTTCACTCATACTCCCACCCTCCGACAAACAAAATTACTCAACTCCACTTTCTCCACACCGATATCGGCGTTCATATTCCTGCGCCTCGGTGAGACCATTTTTACGCATTCTTTTTTGGTGAGTTTCTTATCTGAGTTCCGTGTCCACGTAGTAGGTAATCCACCGGCTCGAGTGATAGTGGCTGTGATTTGGTATTTCATTCTGCCTCCAGTAATTCATCAGGGATTTCAACTTCGTCGCCTAATTTACCTAAGACTATCAATCTACATACTGCTTCAAGGTGATTACTTCCAAATTCAGAAACTACTAATTTTTTATTCATCAAATGCGAAGATGCCTCAATTATTGCGTCTGTTACCAATACGAATTGAACTTTATATTCTTCAATTAACCGACCGCACTGCTCCCAATAGGTAGACGGCGAATACCTCGTGCTATCACCATTAAATTCAATACAAAGATTTTTGCACAGACCAAAGGTTATAACTGAAGTTTCAAAGGAATGAGCCGTTACTTCATAATTTCCAATCCACCCATATTCATCATCGTGAGAACGACTGCACATATAAATATCCATACCAATTGCCTTAGCTACAGAAAAATCCAACGCTTTACCTGTCAGCTCACTTGTTTTGATTTTCATTAAAATGCCTTACCGCCAGATTTGGCGCGATTTTCTCGTTTATGGTCTGCCCGATGCCGGTTGTATGCTAATTTTTCAGCAATCGCGCCCTCAATGTCATAACCAAATGCCTCTGCATAATCCAAAATACGAATGACAGCATCAGCCAGTTCCACCTCAGCCATAGGACGATGGGGTAAGTGATCATCCATTAGATTTTTACGTTCTCCCTCCATTGCCTCGCTGATTTCGGAGTGGATTAAACAAAGCAATGTTCCACGTTCACGGGGATTATCCCACCAACCCGCTTCGATATTTTGTTGGTGAATTTTTTGTTGTAGTTGTTTGATTTTCATATCAAAAGTTCCTTATATCTTCTTCCAGCAAGAAATGTTTGATCTCAGTGATCTGATACTTAGCTATACGTAACGCCTCTTGTCGGTCATATTCATCGTCTTCATCAGATGTCTTGATTAGACAAATTTTTGATATGATGTTAAGTAATGCTTGATTGTTGCGCTCTATTAACCGTCTGGCGTCTGCATCTAATTTCTCTTGCTCTGTCATCTCAAAAGTCCTTACGGTGGGATTAAAAAAGCCTGCATATAGCAGGCGAGGGATTTTAAAACTTCATATTGTGCAGCTCTATTTCATCAACAGCATAAGCAGATGCTCTTATCGCTTTTTCAATTCGGTATTGTTCAGGGGGGAAATCACATTTAACCGTTGCTAATTGACTCGTAATCAAAAGTAATTTTTCCTTCAAGAAACTAATTAATTCTTCATCTGTCATTGCTTTTCTTTCCCTCTTCAGTAATTCATCTGTCATTGCTAAGTCTGCTAATTCACAAATTTCATCCTGAAGAGAAAGTTTTTCATCTAGCCATTGTTGAGGTGACTTATCTCCATTTTCAGATGCTTCCTCAATTCTTTCTTTTAATTTTTTGTATTTGTGAGTTAGCTTAAGTAATTCGCGTTTTCTTGTTTCCATTTTAACCCCTTATTTTTTTATTGAATTAACCCAAATACCTTGTGGTTCATTTTCATATTAACATGTATCTAATACTTTGTTTTAGACACGTATTATGTTATTTCTTAAGGACTAAAATTCAATATCCTCTTGATATTCAGATGACTTACCTCTGGTAATAGCTGCCGGATCTAACCCTCCACGAGTGTGCGTAAAGTAATACGTTTTTTCAGCTCCCGGCGCATGTCTTGATTTAGTGCAAATAATCTCAGTGATCCCTTTCATTTCAGTATTGGGATTATATTTTTCATCACGATAGACCATAAAAATAACATCAGCTACTTGCTCTATCACGCCAGACTCACGCAGATCGGAATTCATGGGGCGTTTGTTGGCTCGCTGTTCAAGATTGCGGTTTAACTGGGCTAACGCAATAACGGGGCATTTAAGCTCTTTAGCCAGATTCTTTAAGCCTGTCGCAATTTCACCAACTGATTGATTCATGTTGTCTGGATTAGACATTTTCATGATTTGCAAGTAATCCACGATAATTACACCAAGCCCTCCGGTTTGTTTATGCATTCGTCTGGCCTCTGCGCGGATTTCATTGATACTTAGAGATGTTTTGTCATTGATGTATATCGGCGATTTTTGAACATCATTCAGCGCATGACCCAGTTTTCCCCAGGCTTCATCCATCATTTCTTTCGTGCTGTTCTCACCCAATAAATCTTCTTTTCGAACGTGAGCGTGATGGAATGTAATTCGTTCCGATATTTGCCATGTCGGCATTTCCATACTGAAAAACATCACAGGTTTATTGTTTTTAAGTGCCACTGATTTTGTTATAGCGGTACTGAGCAACGTTTTTCCAGTACCCGGACGACCACCAACCACAATAAAATCCGTGTTATTAAATCCACCGAACGCCTTGTCAATATCCGGCATACCAAGCACTGTCTTGTGCTTCCATATATCGCCGTTAATCATCGATTCAATGATTTCTATCGACTCCTCAACGCCTGCCATGATGTGGGCCGTTCCACCCTCATTGGTGGTTCCTAGCTTTGATATCTGGTTTTCAATATCACCGGCAATATCCTGAACGGCATTGACTCCACTCTGAGTAATTCTGGAGATCCCTGTATGCAATACAGACAACATCTCGCGGGCCATTGATAGTTGCTTGAGTTTATCGACATAGACTGGCAGCAGTTGAATACTGGGGATATTCTTTGCGCATCCAGCAATGTAACCAAACCCGCCACAATGTTCAGCATCACCACTCTGCTCAAGCTCGCTGTTCAGCAATAACATATCGATCCGGCTGCCAGCGGTATTGAGTTTTTTCATACCTCTCAGGATAAGTCTGTGAGCCACAGAGCTAAAATCACTTTCTGCCAGTGTCTCAACCGCATTGATTGCCCAGTCTGCATATTCATCACCAGATACCAGCACACCGCCAATCACTGCCTGTTCTGTGTAAATGTCAGAAAATTTTTCCATGTTACCCCCCATTGCGCTTTGTGATGTATTCCCGTTTTGCCTGCTCATAGACCTGCGGCCAGTTCTCCGGCTTAAGTACCCAATCCAGTGTCAGCCACGGTTTTTCTTCCAGTTGGCTGAACAATGACGACTGACTAATCAGCTCAAAGCATGTCTCCATGTGCTGAACCTCACGCCAGCTCCCCTTGTTGGTTTTTCCGTTCCAGACAGTTTCAAGATTTCGGTAGGCCGGTCTGCGTGATGTCCATTCCTGAGCATCAACACTGCGAGCAGGAATTTTGTTATTCCAGAGGGTGATGAGTTCTGCGTGAGGGCAGTCAGTCGGGTTTCTGTCAATCCGTTCTTTCCACTTAACCGCATCTGACAGGTAGCCATCGAATCGGGTCATGCGGAACAGGTTTTCAGGTTTTAGTTTCTCTCCGTACTTCCATTGGGTTACCGCCCATTCAATGACCAACTTGATTTCATCCGACGTGTAGCACTCCCCTTTGCTCTTCACGGTGGAGAGCGCTTTCAGGATTGGAGCCGTTGATTGAAATCGTGAGTGAGTGAGCTGGTTAAAATAATCCAATATTTCGAGAGCGAGATTTTCTTCCCCTGTGGGGGTAAGGGGGATCTTTTCTTTATTATCTTTAATAGTATCTTTTGTGTTTAGCTGAATTGGCTTATTTTCTTTAGCCGTTTTAGCTAAACTTTTATTAGCTGATTTAGCTAAAGGTTTGCTATTTCGGCTAACATCCATAATCCATTCAGATGTATTCAGGTTTACCCCTATCGTATTACCTTGTTTAATCAATATTTTTCTTTGTAATAACTCCTTAATTTCAGTACTAACATGAGTGTGGTGCAAACTGATCATTCCAGCTATTTGAGTGTTGGTTGTCCGGTCAAATCGTTTATGCCAACCAAACGTTTTTTCAATAATGGCTTCTATAACTCGATACTGTCTGTATGTGACGCCATCATTGCTATGCTTCATCATCATCAGCTTTACTTCACGAGGCGTTTTAATGAACTCAATATCACCATTCACACTTCCCTCTTTTACTTTTGTTATTGGCTGACGATAATCAGCCATTCTTGCAACGTTACTCATGGCGATCTTCCCCAGTCAGCTCTTCCCGATGTTCCTTGCGTAATTTTGCATCTTCCAATGCATCACGCAGTTTCTTCACCCCTTCCTTGGTCACGGAACGAGCCGCCTTATCGCGCAGGTTATTTTTATGCACGGCGCTGTGATTAAATTCGGTTTTCATGTATACTTACCTCGTTGTTGGTGGCTTTAGAGTGGGCTTGCATACCTCTTCTTCATCGAGATACCAACACTCCAAACTGTATAAGAGGCCCTAGTTGTTTGCCCAACTGGGGTTTTTCTTTTTATCCCGCCTGTAATTCCCATCGGTAACATTCCTAAAGTGAAATGACAGTTAGACTTTGTTTAGAAAATAAAAAGAGAGATCAACTATCCTGAGATAGATGGTTAATAATTCTCCCGTTTTCAAGGAGAGCGGTAGATTGTTAAAGAGCCATGCGCTATCAAGCGCTAGTTTTTATTTGAGCAAATACCAATAATTCTTTTTTCACTGGTGTTACTTTTAAAAATTGTCTTGTAGCTGTCTCTATACGTTCAGCGATCGCAGGCGAGGCGCGGCGGTTGCCATAGGCAATTTGATTTAAATACCCGGCACTTGTCCCTGCTAGCTGAGCAAGCCGTTCCCAATCTTTCTGGGAGGACTCCTTTCTCCAACGGAGTAAGTCATTGCTCATGTTATTTACCTTGTGCATTAATGATAAATTCAAGTTTATCTTTATGGTAAAAAATAGGCAAGAAAATTTATCTTGAATTATCTTTTTGCATATTTATCAAATTGCTAATTAATGCAAAGATGAGGGCATGGAAACTAAAGATATAAGACGCAATAACTTGCGCACCTTGATGACACAATACGTGCAGCGAGGGACATCTAAAGCAGCATTCGCAGAGTTGATAGGAATACCACCTAGTCAGCTCAGTCAGCTAACGAGTGATAATGCAGTTAGAAATGTAGGGGATATTATTGCCAGACGGATAGAGGAAAATTTATCTCTACCTATTGGATGGCTAGATGTTCCTCAGCACTTAGTTGATAACCGTGATAATAATCACAAAGAAAAGAACAATAATAACTATCACTTGCAAAATATTTCGCACAAAGTTACTGATCTTTCATACAGGATTGAACAACTTGATGTGGAATTTAGCTGCGGAGGTGGTAGATTGAACAGTGATTATCCCGATATAGTTCGCTCAATTGAGATTGATCCTGAGTATGCAAAAAGGATGTTCGGTAGTAGGAAATCAACCTCGTTAAAATTAACAACTGCCGTTGGGGATAGCATGCTAGGGACAATAAGTCCGGGTGAATTAGTTGTTTTGGATATAACAGTCAATCGATTTATGAGTGACGGTATTTACGCCTTTACATATGGGAATGGGATGCATATAAAGCGATTGCAACTACTAAAAGACAAAATAATAGTTATTAGTGATAATCAAATATATGACAGGTGGGAAATTGACTCTGAAAATGAATCCAAATTACATATACATGGATTTGTTGTTGGTAAATGGAAAATGGATTACTCAAGACTGGGATAATTAATGTAATAAACCAAATCAAAACAAGAACCAGCTAAATGCTGGTTTTTTTATGCTCAAAATTCAAAGAAAAGATAAAAATACTTATCAATACAAATCAATTATTTATCAAAAAAGAGAACTTAAATGATAAATTATTTATCAATTTGCTATTTACATATATTTATCTTTGAGATAAATTTAAGTCATCCAAGGCAAGGAGCCAAACGTAAAAGGAAGTTCGCTCTTTAACAATTTAACTCCCTCCTTGAAAACGGGAGGCCAAAACAAGTTGGTTTTGGGGTGTGGTGACTGAGCCAAAAAGTAATCAGTCCTCAAGCGCAGGTGATGACTGTATCAGGGCTACGGGAGGCGCGATCTGCGATAGAGCTACAACGTAGCGATCACCACACCATCAAAATCAATTTGCGGAGGACATATGAACTCACGACAACGTTATAAATTGAGACGGAAGCAAAACCGCATGGAAGCAAGGATGACAGCACCCAGAACGACCGAGGAAATTTGGGATTCAATCATTAAGCCAGTAGATGAAATTGATGTACTGGCGCAATTGATGATTGAGTTGAAGAAAGAGATTAAGAACGACAACGGCGACGGATCTTGCTGCATGAGTGAAGTAGCACTCTATTCAACCAAAACCAAATCCCGCCGTCGATTGGAGTCGGGCGGGGTTAGTGCGAGAGGATGATTACTTTATTGATTTAAAGTCGTTATTTAACATATCCGCTGGTATTTGATAAGTGCATTTGCACGTATGGCAAATTAGATACGCCATCGTACTACCTACAGAGGTCATTTTATGAAATTGAAGCATAGACTTCTTTCTCTCACCATAACATGCGGGACAAAGATAGGTTTTGGGTTGATCACCTTGCTCAGAATCCTTAACTCTATAGATAAAAGAACCAGCGGTAGGGCTTATAAGTTCATATTTCGATATCTCGAATTCCCAGTTCTCTTTTTGTTTCTTCTCATCTTCAAGTTCAATAATGCGCTCCTTCGCAGATATTAAAATAGATTGAATCTCCATAAGTTTTGATAATAATTCAAAAGTCTTTTCCTTAACCGAATAATCAACGTGCAAGGCTTGAATTCCCTTAACTGTATCAACTGTTGATTTAAATACACCACCTGCACCAGTTACAGCATCGGTAAGTTTACCGATAATTCCTTTTTCTTCGGACATAGTTAATTCTCACTTTTTTGTAGGGGTGAGAAAATATTAACCGATTTCTCACTGTAGGGGTACATGAGAAACCACTGCCGCCTGAGGTGGTTAAATATGCAGGCGCAATAATAACTAATAGTGAGAGTTTAATATGTCAAATAAAATTACAGTAGAAATTAAAGCGGAATGTCGCACTAAATTCAGTAAAGTAGTCGAAATGGAATTGTCTGATTACGACAAATATTGGGAGCTTATTGGCTCTGATAAAAAAAATCATGAGATTGATAGTGAATTAGCCGATATAGCATTTAAATACGGTTTTGATGCTTACGGTGACCTTATTGAAGATAGCGAAGATTTGGAAGAGATAGAGTTTATAGCTCTTGATGATTAACTAACTCCAGCTCATTTCCGAGTGGGCTGTGGTGAGTTACTCTGATATATTCATGGATTCGACAATGGATTCATGAGGGAATATGATGGATTTACATCCAATATTATTTTATGCAGCTATATACATGGGGATATTATATAAATTTTGGTATATTTCTATTCCTATAGGGTTACTTTTTGGCTTTCTGGCACTTAAGGTAATTAAAAAGACATTTGCCAAAATATTATTCTCAATAATAGCAGTAGGGTTATTAATCCCACCAATATTGGCAGCATTAATATTTTTGACTATTCACATAATGTATCTCAATCATTAAATCACCAGCCTCGCAAATGCGGGGCTTTTTATTACCTGAATATAATTGGAGAGTAATAATGACTGATTTAGAATACTGGCAGGAATGTATTTCATGTGGAGCAGATGATTGTGGTCTGGTTCTAACAGATGAACAGTTATTATCATTAGCTAAGACGGTTAGTAATGGTCATGGATACTACGGAATGGCTTTCTATTCCCCACCGGATTCTGATCGTTACGCAGAAATAGAACGCGAATGGAAATCAAAACTTAATAAGTTACAATCTGAATTTAATTCATACAAAATCAATGCGGAAAATACCATGAAAAAAGCATTGAATATAGATGCAGATATAACAATAGAGCCTGGAGGAAAGGTTTCTTGTTTTTCAGAACGATGGGAAATGAGTTAACAAGATAAGAGTATTAGAACTGTAAATATGGGTTTTTTATTACCTGAATATAGGAAAATTTAATGAGTGATGAATTTGATGAGTGGGCGCAAGAACTTGTAAATGACATGGACAAAGAAACTGAAACAAAAGGTTGGATTGAGTTAAACGATAAACATCCTGATAAATACAAGACGATTTTATTTATTAGAGAGTGGTGTACTGATATCCACTTTGGTTCTCGTGATAACACTGGTTTTTATTGCTATGCGTCAGATGAGAGATTTACCGATGATGTTGTTACTCATTGGTGTGCAATTCCTGAATTACCAAATAGAGATGGAGAATAATAATGAACGATAAAAAACCCGATGAAATAACATTAAGAGATTATTTTGCGGCTAAGGCTATGCAGGCACTCGCAACCGATCTATATGCGACCAAAGCGGGTTGTGTTTTTGGCAGCGACGATATAGCGCGATGGGCATATGTAACTGCTGACGCAATGTTAAATGTTCGGGAAATAACGATGCCGAAACACCCGCGCGAGTTTAATTTTAATGTTGGCGATAAATTAACGCATAAAACAGAGGATTGGGGAGAGGCCATCATAACCAATATTGACGGCGGTCAGATTACCATCAGAACGCATTTCGGTAGAGAAATAACCTATATGTCCCATTTTCTCAGTGAAAAATGGAACAAGATTAATCAAGAACCACCAACAGGAGAATAACAATGATGTATATAAATATACCAAATGGTTATTGCATATCAGATGGTGAATTAAATGATATAAAGAAGGAACTTGAAAGAGACTATTACCCACAACTTAAAGTTGGTCATAAAGTTATTCTTCTTAATGGTGATAAAGGATTAGTAGAAGAAATATTTAATAATGGAACTTATGATTGCAGAATGGAAATAACAGAAAAATTACACATGTTACCTCCTCATGGTATGTATGTAACACAAACTGGATATAAAGGTTATTCTTTAGATTGGGATAATACTATCAAAATAAATAATTTAGGAGATAATAACAATGCCTAAACACATTCACGCTGATTTAATATCTGAGTACGCTAGATTGTCTCATGTTACCGATAGACCGTGGGAGTATTTTGAGGAGTTATTCTGCAATGAATGGAGACAGCTCTACGATGAGGTGACATTCTATTCTGACCGTAAGTACAGACTAAAACCCCGCACTGTCAAAATCGGGGAAATAGAGTTTCCTGAGCCAGTTGGTAACTCTGATTTATTCAAGCTCGGGGAAGGCAATGATTATTTTATGCCATCAATTAGAAATGGAGTTCCTGATTATCTAATATCTCACTGGAGTGGGTGTGTAACTGACTTAGGTAGACTAAATGCAGGAATTATTCATTTAGACAGAGAATCCGCCAAACTCCACGCTAAAGCACTTATTTCCTTAACCTCTAAATAATCTAACCCAGACAATAACGCATCGTTTTCACTAACGAGGGCTTCTTACATGCGCAATAACATGTTCGATTGGTGCGTGGTTGTGCCCAAAAAACCACAGGCAGTCAGGAACCGGCGCGCATGGAAGCGTCGTCTCGCCTTATTCCTTATTTCAATTGTTGTGCTTATTCCAGCTTAACGGAGGTCATTATGTTGCCGTCAATAAATTTCCAATATGTACTAAAAGATGAGCGGGTATC